TACCATCGGTTGAATCTGCTTGATATCTTCCCATTACATATCTCCTATTTTATGTCCAAGTTGTGCGCTTTAACCAAATATCACGCAATATTGCTGCAACTTCATTTCTAATAATTGTTTTTAAAAGATTTATATCTTTACTTTCTAGCGCTTCATTGACAAACTTATAGCCAACAGCGTCATTTGCTCGTTTCATTTTCCTTTTCTTTTTTTCATCGTTGTCGGAAAAAGCGTAAGGAGTACTATACCCATCTATATCCCCCGTCGTCGTGATTTCTTCTATTTCTTCCTCTTCATCATCATCTTCAAGACATATTTCACAAATATATGCTCTTAATCGAGCCTCTAAATTTTCAGTCATGCCTTTTTCAATTCTTTTATCAACTCATAATATCTCATCATCTGAATGACTGTCGAATCTTTAGCTACTTTCGTATGCTTTGCAATACAAAATTTACCTATTGAATTTATGGCTTCATTTAATTTAATTTTTGTTATTTTATCATCAACTTTCTTTTCATATCTTTTAAGTTCTTTTCTAATTATAGGAACTTGTTTTTCAATATATTCTTTTAACGAATTTGTATTCGATATATTGTTAATATATGTCCTTAAAAGTTTCTTTTGACTACCATTTAAATGAGAATATTTTTGATTAAATTTTTCAAGTAAAACGCGATATGTAATTGTTCTTAAATCTTCGTCGTCTGGTAATTTTATGTCTGTAGTTTCTGAAAGTTTGATGGTTTCTTTACTCGTTATATTTTCCATCAAATTAAAATATGATTCTGTTTTTTCTTCTGGAGATAAATTTTCCTGTTGTTCAAATAATTTATAAATAGAAGCATAAACTTTATAGTTCGGAACTTTTGAAGATAAAAATTTTTCTAGATCATATTTTACTCTAATTTCTTTGATGAGATTAAATTTTTCTCTTTTTAACAACGAAATATTAATTTTTTGTCGAGCAGAAATAACTTCAGAAATAAAAAAATCTGCTTTTTTATCTGAATTAAATTTTTTATTAACTAAAAGGTTATATAGCGCGCGCTCTTTTCCCAATTCAGTATTTTCATTAAATCTTTTTTTAATGATATTTAATGCATTACTCTTTTTTGTTTTGCTCAGCACATCAACCGTTGTCTGCCTTAATAAAAATTCAAAAAGAAGACCCGTATTTCGAATTTTGTTATGCTTTACCTTTTTACTATTCATACTTTATCTCCAAATGTCTCAATATAGGTATAGTATTTCATATATAAATATAGTTTTTTTGTTTTTATACTATATTTATTCATTATCTCTATCATCTAAAAGTGAATTTTCGCTCAAAAGACCATTTTTCTTTATATCTTTTCCAAATTTTTGCTTTAATTGATTAAGTAATCCTTCTGATCTGACAATAGTCGATCCTTTTCCTGGATAGAGGGGGCTTCCGCCTTTAAATTCTCGCTTACCATATCGTTCTCGTTCATATTTCGTTGCATCTTTCATATCCTGAGATGTCGCTTCACCATAATCGAGATGTGAATACTGAGGTCCCTTTTCACTTCCTCCCCATTCACCACTTTCTTCCATTCCTTCTGCATCTGCTTTCTGTCCAGACTCGGCTGGATCGTTTCCTTCCACAGAAATCTGCTCCATTCTAAACGCTTGCTTCTGATCTTCAATAACTTTTTGAAAAATATCACTTTTCTGGTGTTCATCCAAATCAAAAATATTTTCATAAATCCAATCCCTTGAAAATAATTTATTTTCCATTGCGCTTTGAGCAATATCGACTTGCTGATTTAATAATTCAAGTTTTTCCTGTTCATGAATCATAGATGGATTAGTGAGTTCAAGATCAAAGTTTAGCAATTCCGCATCATTAAATCCTTGTGCATATAAATGAACAATGGCAATTTTTTCAAGCTCAGCAACTAGAATTTTTTGAAATCGTTCAATCGTGCGAGCAAATCTAACATCTTCGGCAGCGAGGGTAGCTTTTGAGCCAATACCTTCCTCATAACCCAAAAATGCTTTCGGTATCTTCAACGCTGCCATTAATTTATTACGTAAATATTCAATATCATCGATAGCATTATCATTTGTCAAGCCTGGTAAAGTTTCAATTTCAGTTCCACTATCCCCGCCACGAACTGGTAAGTAATAATCTTCAGTGGCTGATTCGATATTATAACGTAAATTATATTCGCCAGTATTCTGGTCAATGACTGGTATTTTCTTCATTTTATTAATTATCTTTTGCATAAAATTGTCAACTTCATTAGGTGGTATATTTCCGATATCAACTTTAAAAATTCTTTTTTCGGGGGCTCTCATAATACGATGAATCATCATAGCATCTTCCATTAATGTCAACTGTTTCCAAACTCGCCTGCAACCTTCCAGTTGTGATTTTCCATATGGTAAATAATTCGAATCTGACAATAACCTAAAATGAGCCACTTCATAATTTTCATATAACTTTTTTGTACGTGAAGTCATAGGCATCCCGATATCACTCGAAATTTCATATTGAACTAATTTAGGGTTTGCAGGATCATGATCTTCCATCCGTATAACGTCATAGGGTGATACGGGTCTAATATTAACAATTCCATATTTTTCTGCTATCTCTAATAACAAATAAAAATCACCATATTTTGTTAAATTTCGAAGCCAAGACCATAAGTTAAATTCAATATTTAATATATCATAAAATAAATTATGCAAAATTTTATGAACTTTAGCATTGTCAGTTCTAACTGTAAGAATTTCCCCTTCAATATTATCAACAGTAGATTCATCCGAATAAATATCTAAAGCTGATGAAATGATTGGATCTGAATCCATTAATTCATAATCTCTAAATAATTCAGTTCTTGCAACTTCATATGCGTTTTTAGCATTTTGTTGTGCCGCATATTTAGATCCCCATCCACCACCACCTACTAATTTTGTATATCTATCAATGAAATTGGTTGATAATCCCATTTGTGAAAAGTCTACGTCTTTAACGACTAAACGATTATCATCTGTTTTTCGAACAACAATATTGCTTCTGAATAATCGTTTTAATCTATTAAATAAAGTATTTTGTTCTGCCATTTTTTACCTCTTTTTTTATGTTATAAGAGCCAAGATAAATCCTCACTCTTTCCTCTAATATTTACTTCCCATGGATTATCTTTTGGTTTTATTTTTCCTTTTGAAAATCCTGCGTCATATCCTTCATTACTACTTAACATTGAATCCATTAATGCTCTTTGTAAATTATCATGTTCTGTTTTTAATCTTAAAGCAGTATCTCGTATCCATAAAGCAATTGAATATGACATAACTAAATCATCATTATATCCCTTCATAGCTTCTGCTTTATTATTTCGATATGAAAAAACAAATAATTCTTCTATTAATCTTATCGAGTTAATTTTGGTAAGCTTTTCTCTCGTATATTCTTCCATTTTTGCAATAATTAAAGGTCTTGTTTTCATTGTAGTTGAAAATCCAGGAATCATATTTTTATCTTGAGATCTATATCGATTAGATTGGATTTGATGTTCTACATCTACATATCTTAAATCTTTTGATTGATAAAATAAATTTTTATATTCTCTATCAATGACTGTTTGAATTGTTGCCCACCCTACATTATTATTTTCAATAACTAATAATGCATCATTATACTTTGTTGATAATTCAATTAAAAAATTTCCAAAATCAGTAGTTGATAATTGTCCTTTATATTCTGCTACTTGCTCTAAATCATCTATTTCAAAAATTTGTGCTGCCGAATAATCAGATCCGTCACCTCTTGCAACATCCGCTACTACTAAATAATTTTTTGAATAATTTGGCTGATGCCACACCCATAAATTTTGATCGAGCCCTGAACGCTCAACAGGATCTTTTGCTTGATTTTCTTTATACCACTGTAAAATTTTTGGGTCTACAACAGACTGTCCTGATGATAAGAAATCTGCATCGCATTCTTGAGCGGCCATAGTTGGGCCAAGAATTTTATCTTGCTCATCACGCCATAATTGATCTCTATCAGGATGTAAAGACCAATGCAATTTTATAAAATTAAATTCACTAGTATTATCAATAGCATCTATCCACATTTTATGAAACCAATTTCCAACACCATTAGGTGTAGATAAAACAATACAATTTCCTCCTGTCGCTAATGTTTGTTGGGATGCTGTCCATATTTCATCGATCTTATCAATAAACCCTGCTTCATCAAGAATTAATAAAGATAATGCTTCGGATCGACCTGCTTCTGATGTCGCGGCTACTGCTTTAATTTGTGAACCATTCATAAATCGTAAAGATAACTTATTATCTTCATCAACTTTAGTTTTAAGCCATGATGGTAAATTAGAATACATAACACGAACTTTCGTTACTAAATTTTTTGCAGTATCTTTATCCTTTGCAATAACGAGAACATTTTTATCATTATTAAATAACATCGTCCATAAAGAATAAGCCGCAGTTAATGTTGAAATGCCTAGTTGGCGTGATTTTAAAAGAATATTATATCGATGAACACAAAATTCTTGCAAAGTTTTTTCTTGAAAATTATATAAATCGAATTTAATTTTACCCTTTTGAGGATGTTGAATTGTACAATATTTGCGCATAAAATGGACAGGTTCGCTTACACACTTTAAATATTCTCTTCTGATTACTTGTTTAATATTCTGCGGCATTATTTTTTCAATTTCCGTGCCTGTTGAGAAACGTTTTCATTTCCTAATGCTTTTGCAACCGTTGTATCAAACGCTTGATCGTTATCTTTTTTCATTTCTTTTAATATAATTGCTACTTCCTTTTCTACACTTTTCCATCTTTGAGTTTCCTGATCTATTACCCATTCTTTCCATTTACCTTCAGCTTTTAAATCGACTTCAAAGTTTATTTGGCAATGATAACACCTTTGCATTCTATTATAAGTATCTTGATCGCGTTTTTTTAAAATCATTTTTTCACAATCTTTGCACTCGTCAAATCCCCTAGCAGGCATTTTAGTAATTTGTCTTCTCTGCCCATTTATCTTTATCCATTCACGACCATTTCCATCAGTCCAACGTTCACCTTCTTTACGTTGATGAATTGTCTTCGGTTCTGAACCGACTTGTATTTTCCTATGCGTTCCATTAAGCATTGCTTGTATTTTTTCTATGTTGTTCATTTCATCACCCTAATTTATATATAAATATATATAAAAAAAATTATCTGCCAAATTTTAACATTCCTGTTATTTGATTCACTGGTGCAAATGCACCTGTGAACTTATATGTTTTACCATTATATTTAAAAACTAATCCTTCGGAGGGTACTATGGCATCTATTCCACCAATAGATTCAAGTTTTTCAAGTTGTGTTTTTAATTTTCCAATTTTTTCAATATCACCTCCAGCTCTAATACTACTAATTGCTTTATCAATTCCCTTTTTCATTGCTTGGACTGATTTATCTGGATTGACTGCTAAAAATCCACTAACATTTTTCAATATTTCTGCTCCTAACTCAAAAAATATTATTTCAAATGGTTTCATATTACTTTTAACATATTTTACATGATCGTTTTTATCAAATGACAATACCCAATCTAAAAATTTATCATCTTTAATATCTTTTTTTATTTGTGGAATTTTATATGACTTATCATAAAAGGCCCATCTCTTAACTAAATTTTTCAAAATT